AGAAGTCTGTTAAGACTGTCCCTACTACATCATCCATATAAGGTAGTGGGTTAACAGTTGTATTCCAATTGGATTTCATACCTAGCTCTTTTAGTGCAATGTCTCCACGATACTCAATATATCTTTTTAAAGATTCATTAGTCATGTGTGGAGGGTTTAAGTAATCCACTAAAGCACACTCATAGGCTACAATCTCTCTAATACCCTCGTAGATGTCATACTTCAGTTCATCTGTCCAAATGTCTTGGTTCTCTTCGATGAAAGTTCTGAATAGTGCAGAGTTACCTACACCATGCATAGTTTCTTCTTTTATAGAAAACTCAACTATTGCACATAATCCTGGATACTTACCTTCGAATTGGTACTTAAGTAGAGCAGCAAACTGAGCCATTAAGGATACATTTTCAGTACCTCCTGCATATACTCCAAGCATTCTGGCTACATCACATCTAAAGACTTTATCTAACTCTATGTTAGTTAAATTCATAGCTTTGTAGTCTTCAAACTTCTTCACTTTAGCTTTCTCTAGGTACTCTGCTTTTTGAGCCATAACAGGTATGTCTAAAAATTCAGAATAGATAGCATCAGGTAACCCTATAGTCTCTGTGAAGAGAGAATAGTTTTCCATGTGAGTAAACTCTCTAGCATTGAAGTTAGACAACATAGCATGTACTTCTATAGGTTTAAAAATACGCAACATAGTTGCATACCCATAACCTACCTGCACTTCGTTCTGAGTGAACAGTCTCATTACATTAGTAATAAATTCTTGCTCTTCAGGTGAAGCTTTTTGAAAGTCTTGTATATCTTGAGATAAAGTAATCTCATCTGCTGTCCAGTGCATCCTATCATGGGCCTTGTAGAAGTCCCAAAACTGAGGGTAACGAAAACCCTTAGCTGACTTGAATGTTGGAATACCATTCATTTTAATTAGATTGCTCATTATGTACATCCTATACAAGAGTCTTCCATTAAGTCTGGTCCTTCTTGCTCTATTAATTTACGTTCCGTAGACTCCGTAGAAGCTCGATTAACTGCTGTACTACGTAAATAGTAGAGTGACTTAACTTTACGCTTCCAGGCTAAGATATGGATGTCTGAGATATACTGTACATGGCTTTCACCAGGAATGAATAAATTTACAGACTGACCTTGGTCAATTAGAGGTGATCTATCACCTGCCATTTCAACTACGTACTTCTGATCAATCTCAAATGCGGTTTTAAATACATCTCTAATTTCTTGAGACATCCAGTCTAAGTGTTGTACAGATCCATTGTTCTTCTTAATAGAAGCCCATATATCCGCATATACTACATCAGGGTACTGCCATGCCTCAGTTTCATCTTTTATAATTTCATCTAAGTACTTATTAACAATAGGAAATGACCCTTGCTTAACTTTCTTAGTAAAAGCATTAGTTACCCAAGGTTCAATACCGGAACTAGTTACATTACATAAACTAGATATAGACATTGTAGGAGCTACTGCTGTAACATGAATATTACGTTTGGCTACAGTTTGACGTATAGCCATAGGACAAGACTGTCCCGCAGCACCAACGAAAATATTATGTTTATCGGCAGACTCCTTAATTGCTGAAAATACCTTTAGATTCAGACCTCTAGCCATAGGACTGTCAAAAGGTATCATTTTAGACTGTAATAAACTATGGAAGCCCATTACACCTAATCCAATACTTCTTTCGTCTATAGCCCCTGCTCTAGCTCTCTCGAACCCAGGCAGTCCTTCAGTTCTGACAATAAAGTCCTGAAGAAAATTATCCAGAAAATCACTACAGTCAGCAATAAACTGATCGAAATGAGGTTGGTACTCTTCCCAGTATTCTAAGTTAATGCTGCCTAAACAACAAACACCTGAATACTTATCATCAGTACGTAACATAATTTCTGTACATAAGTTAGATGTAGATACTTTAATACCTTCCTTCTTGTACTCATTCGGTGATAAGTCATTTACTGTATCTATAAAGAGTAAGTAAGGTTCACCCTTTAACGTAGCCCTAACTTCAAGAAGCTGAGTCCACAGTTTTCTAGCTGATACAGTTTTAACTATTGCACCCGATTTAGGTGAAATAAGATCCCAGTTAGCATCATGTATAACTGCTTCCATGAACTTGTCAGGAATAGTTACCCCATGATGTAAATTAGGGGCTCTGCGGTTTTGATCCCCAGTAGGTTTTCTTAAGTCTATAAACTCTTCAATTTCTGGGTGAGAAATGTCTAAGTAAGCAGCTTCAGAAGCTCTACGTAATCCACCTTGGCTAATTGCTAGAGTAGATCTATCTGATATACCTAGAAAAGGTATTACACCAGAAGATTCTCCCCCATGTTTACCTACTGGATGGTTAATCTCTCTTACAGGGGACCAGTCAGTTCCAATACCTCCGCCATACGCACCTAAGTTCATAGCTTCGTTATAGTTTTGGAAGATAGAAGCCTTATTATCATACACTTTCTTGGTGAAACAGCTAATGGGTAAACCTCTATCAGTACCTGCATTACTACTTGGAGGGGTAGAAGTATGAAACCAATAATTCTTAAGATATTGTTCCATTCTCAAGGCATGAGTTGGATCATTACTATAAGCATTAGTTATACGTTCTACCCACTGTTGGTAGTTTTCACCGGGTATAACATAGGTATCATTGTATAGGGCTTTGCTAAATGAAGGTAAGCCCTCCCACCCTCTACCTGGTATCACTAAGTCGCTTTACGGAATAATGAACCACCCATAGGGGCAGTAGGTAGGGATTTCTTTACCGCAGTCTCTTCATCAGGGGAAACAGGACCATCCATATAAGCAGGAGCTTCTATGTCTTCCTGTGACTCTTCTTCTTCTTCTTCTTCTTCTTTTACAGACTCTTTTGCAGCAATACGAACAGTCGACATTTCCACTTCTTCAATTGGATCAGCATCGTTAAGTGTTTTATCTAGATAAGCAAACTCATCTTTACGACTCAATAATAGCTCTGCTCTATCTGTTTGTTTGTCGCCTGAACGGCCTGCGATAATACGCACGGTAACTGCATAAGTGTGTGCATTGATAAGTCTAGACTTCAAATAGCAATTAATTGCCTCTTTAATTCCATCATTGTCAAGGTTAATATTCATTACCATTACTTCACCTTTTCTCTGTTAATTAGATCTTTTAAATCAGATAGGGATATAGGCATAATACCTTTCTTGTTAAGTAATTTTTCTACCTCACCCATTGAGTATTCATCCTCTACGCTACCTGTATCTGAAGAATCACCAGTGGCCCTCCTGGCGAATACCAGCTCGTTTGCTTCATTACGTTCAAAAGCATTGTAAGTATTCTCTATTTGTGTGCCTATGTGTGTAATATCACGTATTTGTTCTATAGTTAGTTTCTCACTATGATCACACATAAAATCTTTTAATTTATTATTGATAACATCAAGTGCTTTAATAGCAATCTTTCTGTTAGACTTTTTACCTTTTCCCATTTGTAACTCCTTATTTGTGTTTTTGCATACAAAAGTATGCAATCATAAGAGCGTCTGAACGCCCATCCAACAAGCCACCTTTGGGGCCTGTTATATCAGCCAGAGGGTATAATCTTTGAGTAATCTGAGCTACCTCTTTTTTAATTTCCTTGCCTTTCTTTTTCACACCTATGTATTTCTGCCAAGCTTTAGGTTGAACTAAGTCTAAACCTATACCTGTAGCCCGAAATAGCCCATGCATGGTACCCACGTTAAATCCAAAATTAAAATTAGACTTTGCACTAGCTCCAAAAATGGAGTGTACATCCTCAATCATAATCATCTTAACATCATACTCATTGGTCCATTCACCTAACTTAATTTTCATATCTAGTATAGGTGTTTTATGATCAATGAATTCTATGATAGATTCATTAGGGACTAGGAGACATGTGGCCCCTTTACCCCCAGGGTCACATGCTATATAAGCACTTACACCCATTACTATTTATTAAACAGAGATTTTTTAGGTGCACTTGCTGTTGCAGCACCTGGTTTAGACGCTTTTGCCCCTTTAGTTTTGTCTTTAACATAGTCAGAACCATTACGCTCACTCCATTTAGTAAAGAATGCTGCATCTACTTCATCACGAAGCTCAACAACTGTAT